GTCACCTTTATTTGCTTGTTTGATGCAACTGGCGCTCGGCCAGCTTGCCTGTCTCCACGACAGTCGTGAGGTGCTGCTTCACCGCGCGAAGCGACTTCAACAACACAAACAGATGCTCGCGCCCGTCGACGTCACGCGCCGGGCTTTCAGCCCAAGCGGTCGTGTACTGGGCTTCGAGAGTGTCAAATGCCTCAATCAACAGATCGTTGCGCAGGAGCGCCGCAGCCTTTGCGCCGCGATCAACCTCCTCCCGCAGTTTGCCAGGGCTCATGCGAGCGGCACGAACCCTTGCCGGCCAAGCAGGTCAACCGCTGGCGGCGTCTGGTAGATCGCGGGCCGCATCGCGTAAGAGCGCGTGAACGCATCGTTTAGCGCAGCGAAATCTGCGAAACCCGCAGGCGCTGCGTCCAGCAGCGTGCGGCGATAGTACGGCTGCGCCGTAGCGTAGACCTGGCTGGCGGTCGGCGCGGGCACAACGACAGGCACAGGATCTGGCACTGGCATGACTGGCTGCATCTGCTGCTGCGCCGCGGCAATCTCTTCCTCGGACGGCGGGCTAACCGCGTCGCCAGGGAAGTCGCCAAAGGTGTTGTCTGGATACCCCGAGGTCATGGCGAGCGAAAGCAAGCCGCCGACGTATGGAAGGTTTGCTAACACCGTCTGCGCCGGCAGCGGCATGCCCATCGCATTTTTGATGGTGCGCGGGCCAAGAAGCGACAACACCGGAAGATCAAACAACGGTTCGGCGTAGAGCTTTCCGCCCTCTGCCTCCCGCAGCGTGTTGAACTCAGCATCCTGTTGGCTGCGTATCTCTTCTTCTGCCATCGCGGCATCGGGAGAGAACGGCGCAGGCTCAGACACGCCAATCGTCGCTTGATCCGCCTGGTTTGCAGCTTCGTTGTAACCGAGTGGCGCAAGGCTGTCGTAGGTCACCATGCCCTGCACGGTCGGATCGACAGATACGTCGGTGCCCGGCACCGTAATCCCGCCGTAAGCATCAAAGCTCGCCGGATCAACGCCCAGGCCGATACCAAGCGACGCAACGTCGCCGCCACCAAAACTCATCTCTATGCCCTCGGCAGATTGGCGCTTACGGGATTACCAAGCTGGACGCTCTGCGCCCGCAGCGCCAACTCAGCTTCCAACTCCTGCTTGCGCAGTTCGAAATCGAGCCGCATTTCCTCCTGCTTCAGCGCAATCTCGGCCTGCATCTTCTCGCGCTTCAGCGCGATCTCGGCCTCGGCCTGCTGCCGCGCCGGGTCAGGCGCCTGCTGTTGCTGCTGCGCCTGCTGCGCCATCGCCATCTCCAACTGCGGCCCGCTGTTGAAGAATTGCGACGTATCTCTGAACCCGGCCATCTCGGCGATGCGCTTTAGCGTGTTGACATATTGACCCACGCTGACGACCGGGTTGGTGACGCCAAGCTGCTGAAGCAACTGCTCCTGCTTGCCCGCGATCTGCACAAGCATCGCAAGACGCTCCTCGTCACGCCCGTTGCCGAGCCCAACTTCGACCTCGATGTCGTAGTCGGTCGCCCAAGTCGATGGGTCCATCTCGACGAACTGATTGCGCAAACGCACGATCTGCGCCTGCGGCATATACTTCACGATGCACTTGAGAATGAGCGACGCGAGGTCTTTCATGCCCGTCTCTGCCATCACGCGCGCGATCATCTCGACCTTCGCCTGCGAGGCTTGCATCGTCGCGGACACAGCCGCAGCGGTGGTCGATTGCAGCACATCAGGGTCAAGCCCCATGCTCGCGGCGGACATGCCCGTGCGCTGATCGCGCACCGCGTCCATGTACTCCAGCATCGCAAACGCCTGCTGCCCGACTTGCGGCACATTCAGCGGCGCGACCATGCCCGGCGCGCGGGTGCGCACGATGCCGCCAGGCCGCGCCTGCAACAGGTCATCAAGATTTACCTGGCCCTCGACCGCCACGACGCGGGAGTTGTTTTGCAAATACAGATTGTCCAAGAGCTGCCGCATGATCGTGGACTTGATTAGCTGCACGTCCATGACCTGCTCGGCTACACTGCGCCCGACAAGGCGGTGCGGCATCAGGATCGGCGACAGGACCGCGAACGGCACCTTGTCCCACTCCTCGTTTTCTAGAATGTGCGTTCCTTCGCCGATCGACACGACGCGGCGCAGTTCGGCGATGCCGTCGCCGTCGTAGTCGGAGTAGATGTAACCCTCGACGACCATGACCTCGCGCAGCGCCGGGTCTTTGCTCTCCAGGTTGGTGCCGCTCTCGATCTCCTCGAAGCGCTGCTGCCGCTCCTGCTCCTGGTCAAGCTCGTGGTAGCCCGCGTAGCGCTCGACCTCGTCCTGGTCGTAGCCCATCGCCACAAGGTCGCTGACCGTCATCTGCGTGCGCTGGCCGACGAACGTCGCGCTTTCCATGTCGGTCGCGCGGCGATTAAACAGGAACTCCTCTGGCGGGATGTTGTTGATGCGGATCGAGCCGTCTGGCACGCGGCGCTTGATCTTGACGTTGTAGACGACGACGGGTTCGCCCTCGTCATCTACGCCGACCTCGATGCTCTCCTGCTCGGCAATCTCGATGGCGTCGTCGTCGGTCAAGACGGCAAGCTGCGCAGGCGTCACGCCCTCGAACTCATCCTCGACGATCTTCTCGTCTTCCTCGTAGTAGACCTTGACGACGCCGATCTTGAACAGCAGGGCATCCTTGATCCAGTTGTGCAGGATGCGGAACCCAGGGTTCTGCGTCGACAGCACAAAATTAAGGTACTCAGTCGCCTGCTCGGCGCTCGCCACGTCCTCGGGCTGCCGCGGCAGGCAGCGGGCGAAGTCGCCGTTGCCGAACACGCGCATCAGCGACGGCATCATGTACTCAATCACGTCACTGACTTCGGTGGCGACGACCTGCGAGCGGCCATCGACCTCGTTGCCGAACGAATCGCCTAGGTAATACGACAGCGTGTCCACGCGATCCTGAGAGAACTCGGTGTCGTAATAGTTGACGGCGTTCTGCACCTCGTTTGTGAATAGCGAGGAAAAGTCGTCGTCGTGCATCTTTGCCATTGGCTTAAACCCGCAGCGCTAGCTGCAATACTTCCCCGTCTTTACGTTCCCGCCCGGCTTGCCTTTGCCGTAGTTGCCGTTCTTCTTGCCGGTCATCTTGCCCTGCATCTTCATTTCTTCTTCCCCTTAGGTTTCTTCGCGGCAGCCTTAAACGCGGCAGCCGACGGCGCGCCCGCAGACCCAGGCTTGCGCATCCGCTCGCCGCTGCCCGCTTTGATACGCTTGCGCTTCGCGTGAATGTTGGCGTAGAGGCCGGGTCGCTTTGTTGGCATGCGTCACCATTTCTTGCACGACCAGTAGCGAGCCGAGAACTTGTCGTCCGCCGTGTCGCAGTTGTGCCGCGCGCGGAAACTTGCCCGCCGCGACGGATTTTGCTTCTTGATCGTCATGTCGGGGTCGCCGAAGCGAACCAGCTTGATGTCGTCGCCCTTCGCCGCCAACACCGCAAATTTCTTCGACGCGCCGGGCGTGCGCTTGGGCTTGTTGAAACCCGCGAATGACTCGCCACGATATTTCACGCGGCCCGAGGGCGTGCGGGAAGCCGACGACTTTTTCGCCATTACTGCTCTTGCTGGCCGTAGGCGCCAGCGCCAAGAAGCCCGGCAACGCCCAAGCCTGGGACCGCCAGCAAGCCCTTGTCGCGAATAAACCTGCGCAGCACTTCCTCTCTGGTCAGCCCTTCCTCTGCGGCTCGCCGGTCGGCGACACTGCGCATCGCCTCCATGAATGTCTTCTGCGACGACACATCGACCCCCGTGCGGTCTGCCGCGCCCATCCACAGCGCAGCTTGAACTTGCGGGGCCGTCATCCCGCGAGCCTGCCCGATTTCGTACATCAGGTTTTCCAACGCCCGGTACTCGCTGTCATTCGGCTTTTCGGCCCACATTGACGGGATGCTGAGATCGGCAATTTGATCGACGTCTACCGCGCCCTCCTTCACCGCCTTCTTCGCGTTGAAATAGCGCAGCGTCTTGCCGTCAACCTCGCGTTCGCCGAAATACTTTTTCAGTTTTTTTGGCGCGAGGTCCAAGATGCGTTCAGCGTCAGCCGCCCCGATCTCGGCCTGCGTGGTAAGCCACCGAGGGTCTCGGCTTGCCATAGCCACATACCGCGTGAAGTGCAGATCGGCAGCGATGTTCTTCTCGCTGCCCTTCAAGCTCCAGGCGAAGCCCTTTGGCTTTGGATTTTCTACCGCCGCGCCCTTAGTCGCCGCCACGCCCGGCTCCGGCTCGCCGGACCATCTCCCGGCCATCTGACGGCTTGCAATCTGCTCTTGCAGCCCCTGCGTCTTGTGGCCGTACCCAGGCAGCCGACCCCGCGCGATTGCGCGTGCATCATCCAGCGAAGTCACATTGCCCAACAGACCCGCATACTCTGGGTCGCTGTACATGCGCTGCCGCATGGCGCTGGCGTTGCGAATGTTTGAAGGCACCTTCGACCCCGGCGAGGCTGCGCCGATCAGATCGATAAACTCGGACCATTGACTATGCCCCTCGGCTTCGCCCAATTCGGCGACAAACCAGTCCCGCAATTCTTCTGTGTTGTACCAGTCAGCCCCGCCCACTTTTATGCCGCGGTCAATATCCGCCTCAAGCTGCCTGCGCACCGGGTTGCCAGCATCCGCCATCGCTGAAATTGAAGCGTCAACCCGACCCGTCTCTGTTTTTGGGCGATAACGCACCAACGAAAACTGGTTGCGATCCGGCGCAGCGCCAAGATATCGCGGGTCAGAGCCCGCAGGGATGTCGTACATCGAGGCCGGAGGCGCATTGTGACCCGCGCCAGCAATATCTCCGAATGTGCCGTGCATGCTTGGAGGCGACAGCTTTGCGGGCAACTCGCCGACCGCATCCCCGACAGCCTCGCCGACCCGTCGCGTTCCGCCGATCGAGCCTGGAATGAACATCCCCGCCAGCGCAGCAGGCGTGTAGACGAGATCGAGTAGGCCGGAACCCACGTTGCCTTGCCCCAGGTTCTGCATTGCAGATTGGGACGACTGCACGGTGTCACGCACGTCAGCACCCGGCGACATGAACTCA